CGTAAGGTCTTTCATTGATCTTAGTGCTTAATCCTTCTTGTATCTTGTCGTATACGTCTTCATTCTCAGCCATTATCTTTTTTGATAAGGTCGTGTCTTCAACGTATTGAGTCTTGAATGGGAATAGATTCTTAGGTATGTCCTTCTTTAATTTAGAAAGGAAGTCTTGATCCCAGGATCTAGTAACTCTGTATTGAACTCTCAGATCTAATGGTATTAGATTGTTAAGAGGAACTCGTTTTGATCCCCCTGTATTAGAAAGTGTATTGATGTGGTCTTGTATCTCTGGACGAGAAGCAATTTCTTTATCTAGTTCTGCACTAGCTTTTTTTAAATCACCTTGGGAAGTTAAATTCTTTTTCTTGTCCTTTAACAAATCCGCAAGGGACAGTATCGTATAATCTTTTTCTTTCATTAGCAGTCTCCAAACTTTTAATATCTCCATCTTAGTTACATGAAAATGTTATGTCAACTATTACTTTACATTTTGTACTGACTTCTTTATTATCTAATTCGATACGTCTTGACGGTGCTTTCATAACATCTACTAAGCTGTGAAAGTTCCTCCTTTAAATTCAGGGCGTATCACTTAATTAAGTTAGGAGAGAAATGAAATTAAAGGACTACATAGAAAAGAGAGGAGAAGAGCCATTAGCTAAGGAGCTAGGAGTATCAATAGATACTATTAGATCTTGGAGATACGGCAAGAGGCAACCCTCAGTTAACCAAGCAAAAAAATTAATCAAACTTACCGGGCATGCTCTTGATTGGGAAAGTATTTACGGTTCAGTAGAGGTCTAACATGGCCTTAGATTTAAAATTCAATCTTGTTGGAGACGACATCCACGATGAAGATCGTAAGGATATGTTGATTTCTTATTATGAAAACAACTTTCATCTAATACCATGCGGTTCAAGGAACGATGTTGTTCCAGACTATTTTAAAGGAAGACATCCCAATGAAGAAGACGATGTATTAATAAAGCGTTGGTCTAAAACTCCAAGAGTTAAGTGGGCTGATTACATTAAAAAGCAACCAACCAAACAAGAGATAAAGCAATGGTACTTACAGTTTCCTAATTGCAATTGGGCTGTCGTTACAGGAATAACTTTTGTTGTACTTGACGCAGACACCCAAGAGGCTTGTGACTTTGTAGAATCAGGGCAGATAACAAGATCAATTCTAAAACAGAAGACACCTCGTGGTGGATACCATTACTTCTACGCAATCAATCCCAACTTAACCATTAGGAATACAACAGGAAGATTGGACGTTAGAGGAGAGGGAGGCTACGTCATGGTAAGTCCTTCTAATAAATACATGTTTGAAATGGTTAGCGGTGTCATTGTTGATTCAATGGATGAACTGCCTGTGCTCAGTAGCCAGGACATGAATGTTATCTATGACTTCAACAACGATGGCAAGATCGTATCTACGAACAACATGCCTCTATCATTGGATGGTGTAAATTCTGGTATGCGTAATGACACGCTCGCTCGTTTAGTAGGCAAGTGGATACTAGAAGGTTGGGGCATGCGTGAAGTTATTATCAAAGCGTTGGATTGGAATCAAACAAACACTCCACCCATGACGGTGCAAGAAGTATTGCAAACAGCAAACAGTATCTGTACAGGACATCTAAAAAGAAACCCGGATCACAATGACGTAGGCATACTCAAGTGGAAGACAAGCCAATGGCAGATACCTTTGTCAGACGAACTCAAAGAGATCATGGATCAAGAAGATCCAATTGAAAAACAAAAGAATCAAATCATTGTTGAGAAAGACCCACTAGGATTAAAAGCATTCAACGATCCCTTCTGGGATACAATGGATACAAATCGCATAGAACAATTCTGGGGAGATGCATTTGTGTTTGAGCAATCAAGAGTCTTACTATTGGGTAAGCCTAAGATTGGTAAGTCTCATTGGCTTGGAGCTTTCGCTGCTTCTGCTACTACAGGCACAGAGTTTATGGGGACACAGTTCTCTAGACCTCTTAAGGTTATGTGGTTACAGGCAGAGATTATCCATGAGTTCTTAAAGAAAAGAATAGAGATGTATTACAAACCTTTTCATCATGACCCAGAGCTTTACAACTTGGGTAAATCAAACCTAATAGCATCCGGAAGATTAAGAAAGAACATCATGAGAGATGGAGACATGGACGCTATAGCAGAGAGTATTGAATATCATAAGCCCGACTTGGTTATGATTGATCCTATCATTAACTTCTTTAGTGGCGAGGAGAACTCCAACTCAGAGATACATGAGATGTTGTCTAGAATAGATAAGCTGATAGAACTGTTCAAGGTAGCAGTCATCATCGCTCATCACACAGGCAAGGAAAGGGCAGACGATCTGTCGTTCATGTCTGCTCGTGGTGGTAGTGCCTTTGCTGGTTGGATGGATTCAGGTGTCAAGCTGTCAGGCACAAAGCCTAACGTCACATTGTTCTACGAAGCAAGAAACGCAAGAGAGCCCGATCAACATCTGGCTTACTTCGACTTTGAGCGTGGCTTCTTTAGAACAGTAGACGCACAAGACAGTCCTGATGAAGTAGAGATAGCTAGAGTCATAGCCGGTGCAATGAGTTCGTACAAATTTTATACAAGACAAGAGCTAGAGCTGTTGGCCCGTGGAGCATTGAAAGAGAAAGACTTGGCTTCAGGAGAAAGGGCAGCAAGGTATGGAGTGTCACACGTTCAGAAGTATCTAGGAGATAAGGTAAAGACCCACAGCATTCCTGGTAAGAACACATGGTACTACTTGGAAGATAATAAAATGGAGAAACCTTGGAGTAAAAATGATTAAGATATTACATGGCAGTTGCACAGACAGACTGAAAGATTTGAAAGATCAATCTATTAATACTTGTATTACTTCTCCGCCTTATTGGGGATTAAGAGATTATGGCGAGGGCGAACAGCTTGGTTTAGAAGATACTCCAGAAGAGTTTGTAGAAAACTTGGTGCAAGTATTCAAAGAAGTTAAACGAGTGTTGCGAGACGATGGCACAGTTTGGCTGAATCTTGGTGATAGTTATTTACCCAACAAGCAGTTGGGGTGTATTCCTTTTAAAGTAGCTATAGGATTACAGGCAGATGGTTGGTATTTAAGACAAGACATCATCTGGCACAAGCCTAATCCTATGCCTGAAAGTATTAAAGATCGTTGCACTAAAACACATGAATACATATTTTTGTTAAGTAAAAGTCCCAAGTATTACTATGATAACGAGGCTATCAAGGAAGATTGCGTTGGCAAAGACGAACGTAAATGGTCAGACACCTACGATAATGTTGGTTCTGTTATACAGGGCGATACCAATGCAGATATTAAAAGAACTAAAAGGTATTCTAAAGACGGCAGTTTTAAAAGAAACAAAAGATCTGTATGGACTGTAACAACCAAGCCTTTTGCCGAAGCTCACTTTGCAACCTTTCCAATGGATTTGATAGAACCCTGTGTGTTAGCTGGTTGTCCGGAAGGCGGTACAGTTTTAGATCCCTTTGGTGGTAGTGGCACAACAGCTCTAGTAGCTAATGGTCATAATAGAGACGCTGTATTGATTGAACTCAACGAGGAGTACATAGAGATAGCAAAGAAAAGATTAGGTTTTGGTACTGATCTTTTTAATAAGATTGAGATTAATTAAGATATTAAAAGAGGAGAGAAAGAATGAAGTTTGAAGAAATAGAGAAACTTTTGAATGAGAGAAAAGAAACAGAACTTAAATTGCGTGAACAAGTGGATAAAAAAGTAAAAATCTTAATGAGTGCAGGTTATGGAGAACAACAGGCATATAGAATGTTGGTTGGTAAGGTTGTAGATTTTAGAACTTTGATGCGTTGGCATACAGGGGAAACTATGCGACCTCATACAATTGATAAGTTAAATAGTTTGATTGAAGAGGAGGAGAAATAATGTTACAAAAAGAAAATCAAAACTATCTTGACAATATGCTGTCAAGAATGGAAAACGCAAAAAATCAAAAATGCCCAGAATGTAATCAATCTAAATGGGGAATGACTGTTGAACCTACTATATCTTTAGTATGTTTTAACTGTGATTACTCATACGTAGATGAACTTTTAGTTCGCAAGATTTCTCCGTATCTACCCAAGACACAGAAAAAATTTGATGAAGACAAAAAGCACCCACTCTTTAAGTTCCTAATCTTGTGTGCAGTGTTTAAATGTTTAGGAAAAAAGGAGAAACATAATGAATAATTATTCGTGGTGTTGTAATGCTGAAATAACTATTGATCTTGCTTGTTCTGAGTGCAATCAATCGCTTAAACAGTACAAAAAAATAAATAACTATGTTCGAGTTACAGACAGAAAAACAAGACTCAATCAATACGTTAATACCTCTGTAACTGAGCTAGATCAAAACTCTAGAACTTACAGAAGACTTGTAAAGAAAGGTAAAATAAACAAATGATGTGTATATTGGAGTGTATATTGGAGTGTCTATTGGATGTATGTAAACGGCTGTGCAACGGCAAAAGGGCGAATTGCACATGCCCTCCTGAAAGGTACATCCTTAAGGGATTCTATAGGGTGTGCGGTTGTGCAGTTGCACATGCCTGCACATATGCACATGCATCGCTGAAAGGTGCATGGATACTGGTACGTGCAGCTGTGCGTACGTGCATCTCTATAGAGAACTATAGAAAGGTGTATACACACACCTTATCTTGTAGAAGAGATAGCTTCTCTTAGAGATACAAACATGAAACAATTAATACACATAAAATAAATATTATTATGGCTAATAAGAAACTTACAAAGAGGCAAGAAAAGTTTGTGGATCTCATGGTGTACCAAGATTGGAATCAGACTAAGTGTGCTCATCTTGCCGGGTATGAGAATCCTGGAGTGTCAGCGACTCGGTTGATGAGTAACCTGGAGTATGGTCATGTGCAAGAGAAGATGAGGCAGTTAAAAGCTGTACAGCGAACGAAGAATGAAATTACTTATGAGGGTATTGCGAAGAAGCTCGGAGAGATTAGAGACGTTGCATTGGCAGATGGGTCTTATGGCCCGGCAGTAACGGCAGAGATAGCCAGAGCTAAACTTGCCGGTCTTATGGTGGATAGGAAGGAGTTGAAGATACATAAGATAGATAACATGAGTCGGGATCAGCTGGAGGTAAGGTTGCAACAGTTAGCTCAAGAGCATCATATTCGTATACAGGGAGAGGTTGAGGTTGTGAAGGATGAAGACGTTACTCAAGATCAAATAGATCTGATGGAGAATCTTGAGGAAGAGGTTGTTGAGGATTCTTCCGAGGAGCAAGAGGAGTTAGTTTCTGATCTCCCAGAAGAAGATTTAGTTGAAGAGTAGCTTCTTCTAGTTTATTTTTACAGTAGTTTTGAATCTTAATACCTCTTTCAAAGTCTTTAAGAGAAGTTTCAAGATCCAAATCCCCGGACTCAAGTTTATCAACTGTGCGTTCTAATTCTGTAATTGCTTGCTCAAAGGTTGGCTTGCTCATTACTGCATAGTAGCATATTTATTTTTCCTTTAGACCAACAACGTACCCACAGATAAGTTTGACCTTGTAACCTTCTTCAATCATCTTTACTGCTTCTTTGTTGTTTTTGGTAAGCCTAGAGTATTTAAACTTGGATCTTTTTTTTACAGCACCATTGGCTTCAGATGGAAGTTCTTCCTCCCACCTGGTTTGCATTTTATTAAGTTTCATTAGACATGTCCTCCAATTCATTAATAAAGTCTACTACGTTTTTCTTTGAAAGTTTTGTTAGCGTTGATGCTATTAAGAACATGGCTAACTGTTTTCTTTCGTACTCCGGGAGAAGCAGTAGTTTTTCTAAGAACTCTTTGTACATTGCAGTTTCCATGTTACTTGGTTCTCCATATGCGATACGTGTCGTCATCTTCTCTTCTGAAAGTAAACGTGCGATCTTTGAAGTGGTTGGTGTAAAAGTTGGGTCTGTATTTGTAGACTTCTTTTTTTGTTAGTCCTGGCATGCTGTCTCCTACTTCTAGTTTGTCTAGAGTCTCACAGAATGGTGAGTAGAACTTGCGTGTTGGTATGTCTTTTTCTATTTTAAATGTCATTGTTTTTTTCCTCTTGTTTAATTAATCGGGTTAAATACCATTCGGCTTTTCTTAAATCATCAACGCCACCTTTAGCTCTGTGGCGGGTAATGTACTTAATGATATTGCCTTCCAGGTAATTCATTGAATGAGACTGGATATAATCAGTCGTCTCTATTCCTTTGCGGTAATAGTCTGGATTGATACTATCACTCATCTTCTACCACTTCTAAATCATCAATATCTAATCCGTCTGCTAAGTATGTCCAATTTGCTTCTACTCTGTATGTAATTACTTTCCCGTTTTCATCTTTGAGTGCGTTTCCGTCCTCATCTTTTCTATAGAAAGTTAAATCCCATACTGCAATATTGTTGTATTCTTTTTTAATCTTATCGTTCATTGTCTACTACCTCTGTTTCAGGTTCTATTAGTTCTACATCTTCAACTTCAAAATCAAGATTGGTTTCACATAACTCACCCATTTGGTGAGAAATAATCTCGCCATCGCCTTGAGCAAATAAAACTTCTGCTTCTTCTATAGAATCAGCTTCGCACTCTACCCATTGCTCTTCCCATATAGATTCAAGTACATATCTTTTTGCTTTGTATTTACTCATTGTCGGGACTCCCCTGTTGATTGATATTCTTCTGAATAAGTATCTTGGTCTTGTTGCTCCCATTCACACATAGGTTCAGAATGATTTAAAGCAAGTTCTATTGCTTCTTCTTTGCTATCTGCTTCAACTGTCTTCTGTACT